AGGGATTGACAGTTCCGCCGTCTTGCTAACGATGGTTGGCGGTACAGATGCCGAAAGCGATGAGAGCCTGTTGGCACGCTACGAAGAACGCCTGCGCCGACCCGCTGCGGGCGGTAACCAATACGACTTCCGCAATTGGTGCTTGGAAGTGCCGGGTGTGGTTGATGCCTTTATCTACCCTTTGCGTCGTGGTAACGGCTTTGTCGATGCCGTTATTTTGGGTGAAAACGGTATTCCCAGCGCAGAAACACTGGCCGCCGTACAGGCTCATGTCGATGCGGTGCGACCTGTTACCCGTAAAAACGGCTTTCTAGCCCTTGCGCCCAGTATCCAGACCGTGAATGTAGCCGTCACCATTACCTTAAGCAGCGGTACGGATACCGATACGGCCACCGCTGCCATCAAATCAGCTGTAAACGCCTATTTTGATGCCTTAAAACCCGGCGACACCCTAATTAAAAGCCAGTTGGAAACCTTAATCAGCGAGGTGTACGGCGTGCGTGACCGTGTCTTAACCACACCCGTGAGCAATATCAAGCCCCAGGAAAGTGCCGAAGATATTTACTGGCTGCGTGCTGGCAGTATTAGCGTGGAGTACACCACGTGAGCCATCAAGCCTTACTTGCCGCCATGCGCCCGCCTGTCAGCTACGACACCGTAGGAGATACGGCAGAAATCAAAGCTGGGTGTGTTTGATATTGTGGCCGATCATGCGGAAGGAGTGAGAAATGCGCCGTTCCCTGACGCGGGAAACGATTACCTGTACCGCTGGGAAGAGCTGCTGGCCATCACTCCGCCTGCTGGAGCCAATACCCAACAACGTACTGATGCCGTGCTGACCAAACTCAACGCCTTGGGCGGTTTGAGCATTGCCTACTTTACTGCCATTGCTGAATCGGCAGGCTACACCGTAAACATTTATGAAGAAGACCAATTCCGTGCCGGTGAAAGCTGTGCGGGAGATTGTTTGAATACTGAAGATGCTATTTGGCGTTGGTGCGTCGACATCGCCGACGGAAAAGCCACCGCCTATATTTTCAGAGCCGGACAAAGCCGTGCCGGCGACCGCATCAGTGTATACACCGACCCGATTATCGAAACAATGTTCGAAGAATTAAAACCGGCATGGACTTATTGCCGTTTTGAGTATGAAGAAGAGGTATAAAAATGGACTTAATCCAAACCCCGAGTAAGCAATTTATTGACGGCGACCGCCGTACGCCCGGTACGCCCGTGCCTGCATGGTGGTTGAATCAATTGCAAGGCGAGTTGTACAGCATTTTAAACGCGGTTGGCATTGAGCCTAACAAAGCCGACCATGCCCAAGTCTTATCAGCTATTAAAACGCTGGCCGCCGATGCTTCTCAAGTGGCCAGTATTGAGGCTTTGCGTAAATACAGCGGTGATGGTTATGTAAACGTTAACGCCTATCACCCCAATACAACAGTGGGCGGCGGCGTGTTCGTGGCGGATAAAGCAGATAAATCTACCGCTGATAACGGTTGTACCGTTATTGTTTCTACCGACGGCACGCGCTGGAAGCGTGTGTTTTCAGGGATGCTTAACCTGCATGATTTTGGCTATGTAGCCAGCAAAAACAATGCACTAGCAACTTTAAATGCCGCTGAAGCCGCCGCGCTTGGCATTGTTGTCGACTGCTTGGGTTTGTCAATTGATACGGGTAATACCTACCCGCAAAAAAACAAATACACAAACGGCAAGTTTGTGATTAACGGCAAAACTGTCGATGTTCAATACCAGCCTATCAGAAGCGGTATCGGTCGATTCATTTCTGGCTCAGGGGCCGCCGCGAACATTAAATCGAATGAGTGGACTGGTGCTGGAATTGTAGCGATTGGCGAAGGTGCAATGAATCAAACTGAAAAGTGTGTTTCAGCTATCGCAATTGGTGATCGTTCACAAGGTTTTTCCCGTATTAGTCGCGACAATATTTCTATTGGCCCAGACAGTCTTATTAATGTACAGGCCGAAACGGAATGGTACGACCAGTCTAAGATGTCCGGCACGCGCAACGTCGGTATTGGCGGTAATGCTGGGCGCGGCATCACTAGCGGCTTTTCAAATGTAGCAATCGGCAGAAATTCAGGTCAGGGGCTGGGAACTGGCTATTCGAATGTGGTATTAGGTTCGGCAGCGTTGGCCGGTGTTGCCCCAATAGGACTGACTGGCGATATTGAAGTTTTTTGGCCATCCCCAACGTCTCGCACCGTAGCTATCGGCGAATCTGTTTTACAGATGTACCAAGGACGAGCTGCGCAAACCGCAATCGGTGGAGGTGCTGCAAAAAATACAAAAAAAGCTGAAAAAGTGACCGCGATTGGTGCTTCGGCGTTAGAGAACTTAGAACGAACCAGCGCTCCGAATGGAGGCGATGTGCTATGGACTGGCACTGAGAGCGGAAATTATACCCAAAGCGGCAGTAATATTACTTTGACATTTGGAAATATTCGCGGCGCAGAAGTCGGTTATTGGGTGGAAATCCGCCTCACTTCAGGCGAAGCCAAGACAGTTCAGGGTGATGTAGTGCCTGCTGAAGTGGTTGAAGTAACAGAAAGTAGTATTAAAGTCCGTAGTCCTAAAGAACTTAACGCATCAGGAGTGGCGGAGCTTAAATATGTCTATTCGTCATCATCTTCGGCAGCGAAGAATGAAGAGTTAACAGTGATTGGTACGAATGCACTGAAAGATGCAGTCAGCGGTGCATATTCTACTGTTATTGGTGCAGATGCCATGTTGACAAGCAGTAACCCCCAAAAAGTTGTAGCGGTTGGGGCATCATCATTCAGAAATGGAACGCATTATTCAAGTGTCGCTGTGGGATATTGGTGCGCGCCTACTATTAGTAGTGAGCATTGCGTTTTTATTGGCGATTCAGCAGGATATCGAAATGTTCAGGGAAATGTTTTAAGCGGGAAAATAACTAATGCCATTGCGATTGGTTACGGTGCGCGAATCAATGGAAGTAACGAGATTCAGCTTGGCGGGTCGGGACAAACATTGTACGCCCCGACAGCGGTAAATATTCGTTCGGATGCCCGCGACAAAACGGATATCGCACCACTGGATATCGGTTTGGATTTTGTTAAAAAGCTGCGACCGGTAACTGGAGTATATGACCGCCGAGACGCCTATACCGACGAACTTTTTACCGATTTGCCGCCGGAAGAGCGCGCAGAAAAACTGCGGGAGTGGTGGCGGGCCCCAACCAAAGACGGACGCTACAAAGAAGACCGCATCCAGCATTGGTTTATTGCTCAAGATGTTGCTGCATTAGAAGCTGAGTACGGCAAACTGCCGATGGTGAATTGCAGGATGGACACTTACACAATTGAGTACGAGACATTTGTGCCCGTTTTAACAAAAGCGATTCAAGAAATGTCTGCTCAAATTGATGACCTTAAGAAGCAGATTGAGGAGTTAAAAAAATGACAAGATGCGTGATTGACCAAGACGGATTGTTCGTAGAGGAGCAATATTTTGATGACGGGCGCACCAGCATCGAAGCTGAAATGCCTGATCTCGCACAATATCAGGCTGCCCAGTGGGATGGGCAAGGTTGGCAGATAATTCCCGACTATCGCGGATGCGTAGTTTTTGTCGGTGAGCAAGAGCAGGTGTGGGATTAGTTAGGTGATTTGCCCGATGGCATCAGCCTGACCCCGCCTGAATCGGCAAATATTGACGGCGTAAAATCCGGAAAACTTGTCGCATTAAATGCTGCCGCTCAGGCTTTTATTAACAAGCACGCCGGTATCGACAGCGTACCTGAATTTGAGTTTGCAAGCTGGGCAATTCAAGCCGCTGAAGCGAAGGCTTGGCAGGAAGATAAAGCCGCGCCAACGCCAGTGCTTGACGGCATCGCCACAGCCCGCGGTATTCCTGCTGATACGCTTAAGGCTGCTGCGCTACGTAAAACGTTGGCCTATGAGCAACTTGCCGCCCATGTGGCAGGCCAGCGCCAAGCGCTGCAAAGCAAGATCGAAGCAGCGAAAACGCAGGCCGCGCTTGATAAGATTGTAGTCGTATTCACACTGCCGGAGGCCGTCTGAATGGTTCAAGTCTATTTGGCACTCTATAAAGGCAAAGCCGCAATCAACACCCCGCGCGATGTGGTTAAACGCATTGCCGACAGCGTTGTACGATTGGCAACATGCAGCCCGTACAGCCATTGTGAAATCGCTGTTAAGCACCCACGCGACGGCCTGTTTGATTGTTATTCGTCTAGCGCGAGAGACGGCGGGGTGCGCATTAAAACCATGCCGCTGCCTGCTGATAAATGGGACTTAATCCCGCTGCCGCAATCTGTTGCCATATCGGCCAGCCGCTTGTTCCACCGTACACACGGGGCAGGTTACGACTGGCTAGGTGCGATTGGCGTGGTACTCAAATCACCACACAGCAAAAGCCGCTGGTTTTGCAGCGA